AAGAGGAAAAACAGCGCGTTTATTCTCTTATGCGGCAACAGCCAGGTTGCCATTTGGTAATTCCATCGGGTGCGCCAGACACGGCTAATATCAACTGGGGTGGCCCCGTATGGTCCGAACCTCAGCCTATGCGATACGCTTTGGAGTATGCGGAAAAACACGGGATTCAAACGGACTTTGCCTGGAGGACTGATGGGCAATGGGTCGCGGTACGGAAGGAGGGCGTATGAAAATTACTATTCAGCACCCGGCTTCTTCTTTTGGCGTTCCGGTCATCCTGGACGATTCCGGCAATCCCCTGGACTATTCTGACGGATTGCGTCGCTGTCGGTATAGGCTCAAAATGTCCACGGTTGAACTGGGGCGGCATTTTGGTTGCTCCGGTCGGACTATAGAGGGATATGAACAAGGCAGGATTATTCCGGTGGCCGCTCTGAATGTCCTCGGCCAGCTAATGGCAGCGCTCTAATCAGGCCCGCTTAATCCAAGCCCGATCCTTTAACTAGGGATCGGGCTTTTTCGTGTATTGATGGCAAGGGCAAGGGCAAGCCGGAAGGCAACAGGCAATGGGCAATGGGCAATGGGAGCGGCTGATAATGGCAAGGGCAAGGCAAGGGCAAGGCAGGGCAAGGGCAAGGCTACGGGATCAGGGCAAGGGCAAGCCGGAAGGCTACGGGCTACGCTACAGGCTACAGGCTACAGGCTACAGGATCAGGATCAGGATCAGGGCAAGGATCAGGATCAGAATCAGGGCAAGGATCAGGATCAGGGCAAGGATCAGGATCAGCCGGAAGGGCAAGGCCATGCTACAGGGCAAGGGCAAGGGCAAGGGCAAGGCTACAGGCAGGAGGGCAGGAGGGCAGGAGGGCAGGAGGGCAGGAGGGCAGTTTTATTGAGACTAGGACGCAATATCATTGAGATTGGGTCTCAATATCATGGGATCGGGTCGCATTAGTATTGAGACTGAGACCTATTTCCAGTATCAATAGGACACCTCTTATTGAGATTAGGGGGTCCTAGCAAGTTCCCGCCGCGCGAGGTTTCTGCGTTTCCAATATTTGAGACCCCAATGATATTGTGAATCCGTTTATTATGCCCACTACAATTACTTCTCGTTGACCGACCGCCCAAAGAACCTATGAACAACGCCAAAACCGCCCAAGTCTACGGAGTATCAGTCCCGACCATTTCCCGATGGAATCGCGTCGGAGTTGAATCCGGCCAAGCTCCCCCATATGGAGATCCTGAACACATGATCGCGTGGTATAAGGAGATGCTGGCTCTAGGGCATTTCGAGAAAGGCGTTCCAGCTACGCTCCATGCCGCAGCCAATCGCGTTCGGGCCGCAATGCCGCGAGACCAAGACGATCCCGATCAATCCACGGACGATATGCAGGTAATGCTGGCTCGGATTCAATCCGGTGAGTCCACATTCGACTATGCCGATGGAGTAAAGATCGCGGAACGGAACATTCAGGTGCTGGACTTCCTGTTGATCGACGCAATAAAGAAAAACAACATTACCAATATCGGACTCATCCGAAAGCAACTCAGTGAAGCCGGGGACAGTTACCGATCACTCATGAAGGACCGGGGTAGAATCCAAGCGGATGCCGGGGAGACACTGCCAAAGCATGAAGTTCGGGCCGCAATGCTGGAGATCCATGGAAACATCGTCAAAAGGTTCCGGCAAGGGATCAAGGCTGCATTCCCGTCCATTGAGGAACACGGCAAGTCGCAGGAGGAATGGAACTTGTTCTCTGAGAAACTTGTGGATTCTATTTGCTCTGGGTTAAACTCCACAGACTTTGCGGCGGGGTAAAATCCATTTGCGAAAAAGTAAGCTAAAGGTTAAAACAAACAAGCCGCACGATGTATTCAGCAACGTGCGACTCTAATCCTCAAAGCGAAAACGACTCGATATGAAGACTGCAACGCGCATACCTCCAACCCAAGAGCAACTCAAGGCCATTTTAGACTACTCGCCAGACACTGGGCTTTTCTACTGGAAAGACAGGGTAAAGAAGCGCAAAATAAAAGGAGGGCGGGCGGCTGGAACAACCCGAAAAGCGGGATACGTCCTGATTAATATTAATGGAATGCCAATGTTGGCACACAGAATCGCGTGGGTGATTACTTATGGGGCTTGGCCGGAAATTATTATTGACCACGCCAACGGGATTGCTGGAGATAACAGGATTTGCAATTTAAGGCTGGCAACACCAGAGCAAAATTCGCGCAACCAGAAGGTAAGGATAGACAATACGTCCGGTCACAAAGGTGTTTACTGGCATCGAACCATGAAACAGTGGATGGCATACATTAATCACGGAGGAAAAATGAGAATTATTGGTTATTCCAAAGACATTAATGAAGCAGGAAAAATGAGGCGATCCGCTGAGATGAATGTGTTTAAGGAGTTTGCCCGCAAAATTGAACCGGCAACAATTTAATGTCCGCCAAAGACTTCCTAATCGACTGCCTCCGCGCACCCTACAGCCCGCGAGAAACCAGACCAATCGCAACTTGGGCGCGTGAAAACATCGTAATCGACGCAGGGGAAAACCGGTTAATGGCAGGGACTCCATACGACATCAAGCTAACCCCCTACAACGAGACGGTTTTTGATTTCCTGCAATGCCCATGGACCCGCGAACTGATCATTGCCAAATCATCCCAAATCGGACTGACGCTTGCCGTGTATGTCGGAATGGCTTGGCTAATCAAGCACCGGCCCGGTCCCATGCTGTATTGCGCCCGCGACATTCAAGCGGTGCGTGAACTCGGCAAAAGGCGACTGGTGCCGGTGCTGCGGCAGATCGATAAGACAACGGAAGGGGAACTGGACGAGCGCGACCAGACCTGTGTGACCAAGTCGGTAAACGGCGTAATCTTGCGGCTTGTAGGGGCGCAGTCCGCAGCAGGGATGGTCTCTTGGCCCGCCAGTTACGTGTTTGGTGATGAATTTGAAACTCATCCAGTTTTGCCGGAAGGCACTACTGGCGACCTGATGAGGGCGCGGTGTAAGGGGGACCCGGAAAGCAAGGTTCTCTACTTTTCGAAGCTTCAGGACGAACCGAAATACGAGACAGACAAGATCACTAAGAAGCCAAAGATTACGACAGCGGACGGCACCCGGTGCTGCGATGAATACTACAGTGGGACGCAAGAGAAGTATCACGTTCCTTGCCCGCATTGTGACTACAGGCAGGAGTTGGTCTGGGATCAAATGAAACTAGATCCGTCCGCGATTGTATCGGAGCCGGGCAAGCTCCCACTGGAATATGATTCCCACAAAGTGCTGGAATCCACCTACTACGAATGCAAAGCCTGCAAGGGTCGTATAGTGGACAAGCACAAGCACAAGATGGTGCCGCAAGGGGAATGGATTCCGACGCCAACAGAACAACGGAAAGGACCATACAAGACCGCTTATCCGTATCGCCGATCTGTTCACATCTCAGACTTGTATTGCTTCCTGTTCTCCTCGGTAAAATGGGGCAATTTGATGCTGAAATGGATTGAAGCACAGGGAGACGACGAGAAACTAGGCGCATTCTACAACGACCACCTTGGACTGCCCCGGCCAGAACGTAAATCAGCAGGCCGCGTAGAACTTGCCGCCATCGACCGTCTCATATCAGATTACCCCCGGCTCCAATGCTACGATGAAGGCAGGCGTTGGCAAGGAGCACAAGTCCCGCTTACGTTCGACCCGTTGTTCATCGGCATTACCATCGACAAGCAAGACGGTTACTTAAAATATGTAATCAGTGCTTTTATGGCAAATGGGGAACCGCACATTCTGGATTACGGGGTGCTGGCAAACGAGGACGACATAACCTTCCTGCTCCAGAATTTCATAGTAAAATCCAAATCAGGCGATGATTATCGGATTTATTGCGGACTATTCGACTCCGGTTTCCGCCGGTCCAAGGTCATTGAATATTGCTGGGAGATTCGCGGACTGATCCCTTACTTCGCGCCAGCCCGTGGAGTGCAGCGGGTGCAGTCGAGGGCATCGATCTGGGTAACGGAGGATAAGAGCATTCCGAACGCGGCAGTCAGCATCGTAAATTTTGACAGTCAGGCTTGGGAAGATGACCTTTACCGGCGCAGAATCATTGAGTTTGATCCGAAGAAGCCTAAACGGCGTTATCCTCGGATTCATTTACCTCTGGACGTTTGTGATGATTTTAAGTCTGAGCTATCTAATGCGAATCAGGTCGAGGAGACAATCAAGGGAAGGCAATTAGGGACTTGGATCTGGCAAAAGGCAAAGCATCATGAGCCAAACGATTACGGAGACTGTGTAAAAATGGCTTTACTTTTGTGGGTTCTGCACGCGCCGGATGAGACTCCAGATGAGCCTGTGGCGGAGGATTGACTCGCCCTATAGATGATGAGAGAAAGTATCATCCCAGCCATTGTGGCGTCATTCTCGCGCCGTCATACACTGGCAGAGCTTGATACTGCCATTGCTCAACTTGCAGAGGCATTCCTGACCTCGCAATTTAGCAACATTTCCGTATTAGGAATGAGCACCGGCCAAAATGGAGACCGGGCAGATCTGATTCTCCAAACACTTGAAGCCGCCCGTCAAATGAAGGTTGAGGCAGATCCCACAACCGGAGAAGCGGCGGCAGCAATCGCTTTGGATGCCAAGACTCCACTTGGGGTTAATTTTGATTTTAGTCCACGCCAAATCGAATAAGTATGTCCAAGCGCAAACGCCCAAAATCACTTCCGGCTCAATCTGGGGGCATTGAAGCCCCGGTCTCTTACGGCTACGGGAGCGGAGGAAGCTCTGGTTCTGGCTACACTGCCGCAGACCAGTCCACCGGCAGAGGCTATTGCTACTTTCCTAACGTAGATAGTAAGACCAACATCTCCCAATACGTCCGCACTGAAGTGGCGCGTAAAGCAAGATGGCTTGAGGCAAACGTCGGTCTCGCCCGTCACTTCGCCAACACTCTGCCGCGCATGGCAGGACCACTTATTCCGCAACCAGCCACATCGGACACAGAGTGGAACAAGATCGCCCTAGAGTATTTTAACCGCACCCAGGGTAGCAGACTCGTCCACGATCAAGGCGGAATGGAAAACTTCAGCACCCGGCAGAAGACCATCCTTAAACGCGGATTGGTCGATGGGGATTGCTTCATCGGACTGACCACTACCACGACCGGAACGGCCCGGACTGTATTCTACGAGGCTCCACAAGTCGGAAGCGGAACCAAGCAACTCGCGCAGGACGGATGGTTTGACGGAGTCCAGACCGACCGATACGGAAAAAAGCAAGCCTACAGCATCCTTGAGCCGGGTAACTACAGCCGGGAAGCGCAAGTCATCCGCGCCGACAAGATTCTGCATTGCGGCAGGTTTGAATCCCCTCAGTCCCCTCGCGGCCTGACCGGCTTTATCCACGCCATCAACAATATGCTGGATCTGCGCGAGATCGATAACGATACCAAGCGAGGCATCAAGGCTGGGAACATCGTCGGCTTTTACGTAACGAATCAAATCCTGAACAACATCGATGCCGCCCCTGCTGCTGGGAAATACAATACCAAGCCAGATTATCGCGCCATCAATACTGCCACCGTAGCTGACCCCAAGCCGATCAAGTTTGAGGCACTTACGGAGGGAGGAGGCGCAATGCTCACGCTTAATCAAGGGCAGGATCTCAAGACGGTCAATGATTCCCGTCCGCATCAGAACCAGATGGATTTCAAGTCCTATCTTGTTCACGATATTGCCGCCGGATTCTCCATGCCGGTGGAATCAATGTGGTCGATCAGCGGAATCTCTGGTCCTGCCGTCCGGTTCATTATGAGAATGGCAGAGAAGACCCTTAAAGAAATGCGGTCCAATTTGATTGAGCAGTTCTGCCAGCCTTATTGGGTCTATGCAATTGCTTTGGCTCAGAAATCCGGCGCAATTCCATACTGCAAAGATATCAACTGGTGGAAATGCTCATGGATCGCCCCAAGCGCCCTGACGATTGATGCCGGTCGGGATTCTCTCTCCGGCATGAAAGAACTACGCGAAGGCGGCACTACTTATCAAGATTGGTATGGTGAAGACGGGGACGACTGGCGCAAGCAGTTTGAACAACGAGGTCTTGAATTGGCTTACGGACAAGAGATTGAAGCCCGTCTTGGACTTCGTGAGGGGTCATTCTTTGGCAAGGAAGATAAGATCCCACAGCCCATTCCGGGTAAGGTAGAAACCCTGGCCTGAACCCTGGCCCGCCCCTAAAACATTCTGTAAAATATGATTCTTTCCTCCGCAATTCACGCACGCGCACCTTGGGCAATCATGCCGGATATGCTTACGGAGTCGCTGGCTGCACTCTCTGCGGCCCGTCCTCCCAAACGCCCGATTTATAAGAGCAATGATGACGGCGAATACGATATGTCGGAGGATTGGAGTCTTGCTGACCGGCATAATTCAGCCCGTCTTATGATCCAGCAGGTTGGAGGCACAACCGCAGTGCTTCAGATCCGGGGCATGATCGTAAAAGACTGCCCATTCTATTACTGGATGTGCGGATATGCCACTCCCCTGATCCTACTGGATGCCGCTCTGGATATGGTTGCTGAAGGAGGGTTCACTTCCCTTATTCTGGATTTCAATTCCCCCGGCGGTTCCGTCCTCGGTTTGCAAGAGACCGCTTCCCGAATCAAGGCACTCCAGACGCAAGGGGTCCATACGACTGCCTACGCATCAATCATGTGCGCCAGTGCCGCCTATTATATAGCGTCGGCCTGCCAAGAGATTTTTGCATCCCCTTCAGCCATCGTTGGCAGCATCGGGACTTACTCGGTTTTCATGGACTGGTCGAAGGCGGCTGAGATGTCCGGCCTGAGCTACAAGGTATTCGTAGCCCGTGATGCTCCACTTAAAGCCGCCGGAGCAGACGGAACACTGACCCAAGCCCAAGCCGACGATATGCAACGTCACGTGGATGAAGCGGATTCCCTGTTTCAAGCGCAACTGAAAGGATCAAGGAAAAAGCTTAATCTAGAACAAGCATCAACCGGCGCTTGGTGGAATGCCAGTTCTGCTCCTCGCGGAATGGTTGATGACGCCAGCCTTTTCCATAGTCTGGATGATCTTTTGGCAGTTCTTGCTGCTTGACAGTAAGGCAAAGGGCATGGCAACCGCCCAAGAAACCCCTGTTCCCGCCCCTTCCGCTGGCCTTGTTGCCCGGATTGCCGCCCATCTAGGTCTGACCGCACCCGTTGAAGCTGCGCCAGTTGATGCATCCGCTGAACTCGCGGATCTCCAGTCCAAGTTCGACTCTCTCCAAGCCGGGTTTGATGCTGCTACTCTTAATGCGTTGGATCTCAGCAACAAGGTAACCGCTCTAACCGGAGAACTTGAAGTCGCCAACGCAACTCTTGCCGCCATCGAGGCATTGGTTCCGAACTGCACTACCTCCGATCCAGCCGCCGCCATTCAAGCCGCAGTCGTCCGCCAGTCGGTCGAGACTGTTGCTGCCAGTGGATTCAAGGTCGATGAAGCCCCTGCCGTTGATGCGACTGCCGCTGACGACAAAAGCCTTTCCCGCTCTGATTTCGCCAAGCTCACCCCGCAACAACAGTCTGACTTCTCCAAATCCGGCGGAAAACTGACCGAATAACCCCTCTCACAAAAATAAACCATGGCTAATACGCTTACCAATCTGATCCCGATCGCTTATCGCGCTCTGGATATCGTCTCCCGCGAACTGACCGGATTGATTTCCGCCGTCAACGTGGATGCTGCTGCTGATACCATTGCCCAAGGGCAGACGATTTATTCGCCTGTTGTTCCTTCCGGCAATGCCATCGGAAACATCACTCCGGCGATGACAGTGACTGCCGCGAACGACATCACCTACGGGACCAAATCCCTTGTGGTTGATAACTTCAAAGTCTCCGGCTTCAATTGGACCGGTGAAGAAGAGTTCGGCATCAACTCCGGCGTTCGGATGGAAAACTTGATGCGCGACCAACTTGCCCAAGAGTTCCGCAAGCACATCAACGCCATGGAATTGGCCCTTTGCACCGCCGCCAAAAACGGTGCTTCCCGCGCCATTGGAACCACTGCCGGAACCGCCCCTATCCTCGCCGACATTGCCGGTGCCAAGAAGATCCTCGACGACAACGGTGCGCCAATGTCTGACCGTTCCGTGATTCTTGATACCACTGCTGGGGTTGCTTTCCGGGGTATCTCCAACCTGTTCAAGGTAAATGAAGCCGGTGAGTCCGGTCTGCTTCGCAATGGTGTTCTCGGTAGCCTCTACGGGTTTGATGTCCGCGAGTCTGCCGGTATCCAGCCCGTCACCAAGGGCGGCATGACCGGCGCTTTGATCAACAACGGAAACATTGCGGTCGGATCTACCGTCCTGACCTACGATGGCGGAACCGTCAACACCACTGGTTTTGCTGCCGGAGACATTATCACGATTGGAACTGACGCCAACAAATATGTGGTTGAAGTAGGCTCCACCTCCACCACCGGAACCATCACGATTGCCGCCCCAGGCTTGCGAGTGGCTACCGCTAATGATACCGCAATCACGGTCTTTGGAACCAGCACCCGCAACATCGCCCTGAGCCGGAACGCGATCACCCTCGCCACTCGTCTGCCTAAGTTCCAAGCCAACGACATGGCCGCAGACCGCATGGTCATCACTGATCCAAACACCGGCATCAGCTTTGAAATGTGTATGTGGCCTGGTCAACGCATGGTGAAATACGAAGTCGCCATTGCTTACGGGATGACGGTCATCAAGCCAGAGCATCTTGCAGTAATCATCGGCTAACACTTCGCGGGAGGGGAGTAACCTTTAGTAAAGGGTGTAACTCCCTTCCCCCGCACCAATCGCCGCCCCGGCTCGGACTTACCGGGCCGGGGCTTTCTTGTTACCATGGACCTACTCAAAAGAGCAATCGCAAGTCGGTTTACTGGAGCCTTGGCAATCGCGGCAGGGACGTTTACGGCTTGGTTTCCATCTGGATCAGTTGAGGTTGCGGTAAATTGCTTGGGCAGCACCGCGACTAAGGATGACGTTCAAATGCCAATGGGCGGGTTCCTGCATCGACCGCAGGAAGAAGTCACGATCCAAGTTAAGCTGACCGATATGCCGGGTGGAATTGCCCCGGCCATTTCCAGCCGGTTCTACGCCGGAACCAGCACGACCAGAAACGCCGCAATCTCCTATCAGGTTGAATCCGTCAAGAACATGAGCCATCTTGCCAACTGGATTGAGATCAAAGGAAGCCGTTCTTAAACCCTGGCCCAAACCCTGGCCTGACATATAAAAGAAAATGGAAAATCTCCTCGTCGTTCAGGAAAACTTCTCTGAGACCGTTGCTCGTTACGTGTCGCGGGAGATGTCTCTTGGGAAAGATCCTCGCCGGACGATGGAGCGATTGATGGGTAACTGGGTGGTGAATGCGTTGGTTGCGACTCCAAGGGCAAGCAAAGACGCAATCCGCGCCCACTGGATGGGTCCGTTCAGCAAACCGGGATCACGCCTTGCCAGAACGCGCAAAGCCAGATCAAAAGCAGCACAGGAAATGGCGGAAACTGCGGCGTTGGTATACATCCGGTTTATCAACTACAAGGAATCTAAGGGATCTCTTGGGGCAAAAAGCCTGCCATTTGCTCAACTGCTTAAACTGGCTAGAAAGTTCGTGTCTCGCCGCGTCTTCTCAGGCGGCATCCACCGGGCAGGCTATATGCCCGCCATCCGCGTCCTGCGCCAGAAAGCAGGAGATCGCCCTCCTCGCTACAAGAATGAACCCGGCACAGAACCCCAATGGACAATGACGCCGGATCAGATGTCGATTGAAGTAACCAACTTTGCCAAAATCATTGAGCAGATCGCACCAAATGCCTTTGAAAATGGAGCAACCAAACTGCAAGGGTATCTCGCCTCATACCTCACCAACGACATTATAAACGGTATGCAAAAAGCTGGACTGAACGCCAAATAGTATGACATCTCCCGTCGATCAGCTACTCTCAGCAATGGAAACCTTGCTGCTCAATGGGAGCGCAACCTATAATCTTCCGGCTACATTCCCGGCAAATAGCGCCATCCAAGTCTTCCGCAGTGATGCCCCTGTTTCCGCTGCATTGCCGCTTCTCGCGCTTTGCCAAGATGGCCCCTGCAAGGAAAGGCACCTGCAAGGCTCCGGTCTCTGGGAGATACCCGTTTCGGCCCGATTGGTGCTGGATCGCAACGGAACCCTCGGCAATACCGCAGACCAGATCGAAGCATCAATCCGGTCTTTCTCGGACGACATGGAAGCAATCCTGACCATGCCGCTCCGAATCAACGTCAACAATGAAGCCGCCGGATTCTCGACGCCAGAACAACGCCTGACGACCGCGACAATCCAGGTCTGGGAGATCTACGACGTATCGGTTGAAGCCGACACTGAACTGGAAGGCGACCCAGTCTGTGAAGTGAAGTTCACCGCCTTCTGCTGCCACAAAGGAAAAGTAATCTGATATGCCTGCAATTTCTCCATTCCTTGTTCATGCTTCTGGTGACGGCGTTCGTATGTCCGATGTCGGATTAAAGGGAGATGAGGACTTCCTGCTCGTCCATAGCGTCGAGGATACCGCAGAATACGGCAACGAGATTACCCGGTTCGGAATTACCGGCGAGAAGGTTTATCATTGTCTACAAGATCCGAAACTGACGTTCTCTTTCGATGCGGATTGCTTGGCATTTGAAGGGCTGGCAAATTGCCACCCAGGGCGAACCGTAACTGCCGCAAGCATCAACAACCTAATCCCGAATGCTTTTGGTTGGGATGGTCCGAATCGGATTTATGTCTACCGTCGTCCTCGTCGTCGGCGGTCTGCTGCTGCGTTGGCTACCATCCAGTTTGAGATTGAGGTGATGAATGCGGTCTTCCAGCATAGTTATGACAATCCAACTGGTCTTGGGATTAGTGGAGATCCACTTAGTTCGCTTACTTATCCCGATCCAGATACGGTGCTTACGTCCTCGACTGAAGGATTCCAGCCGGTTGCCAGTTTGTTCGGGGCTACGATCTTCTGGCGCAGGCGCGGCACGATCGACCGCAGAGGATTCTTTGATCCAAGCGGATTGCTCGGAAACGACACGAAGGAGTATTGCCAATCTTGGCCGGTTGGTAATACCAAGCCACCAAACCTCGCCGCCTTCTATGCGAATGTTGATACACAAGGAAACGAGACCGGAAGCACGATTGTGGAGGTGTTTGATGTCACTACCGGAACTCATATGCTGGAAGATACAGCCGTAGGAAATGTGCTTCCAACCCTGCTTGGAAATGCAACAAATCCAATTGATACTCAGGTCTTGCCAAATCCGGCCTGCCGTTGGGCTGCGGTATGGCGTGCCACTGGCGGGACTGAGCACGTTGGAGCAGACTACTTTGGTTCTGAAGCTGATCTCGCCGCCTTCCGCGTATCTCATCCAGACGACGCATACCTGACCTTGGTTGGTCTCTATGATATGAAGAGATCAATGACCGCTTTGGCTCCTTGACATCTTCGCCATGGGAACATGGCCATCTCTCCTTATTACGTTAACGCGCCAAGCACCGTCGATGCCCAGATCGGTCTTTCCGCTGACCTGACCGGAATGCTGATTGATTCCTGTTCCGCTTCTGCCGAACGCGATGAAGTCGAACATCAAAACTTCGCCGCAGTTCCAACCGTCCACATTGCCCGGACTCCAAAATACACCATGACTTTTGGCGCGAAAGTGATGGTTCGGAACGCTGGCATTACCAATTCTCACCCAGGCACTTCCCTTACTCGTTCCGCAATTGCTCAGTTCCGCACCGGAGTTAATCATGGATTTGAGCTTGATCAGGGCTGGTGGATGGTTGGTAACGTAACTCATACTCAGCCGCGTGGTGATCTGGACGAGATCAATTTCCCAGTTCGTATCGTTGGATTCCCAACTAATGCCACAGGGACCGTGGTAGTTGCGAATCCAGTGGCTCCATAAGATTTGTCTCAGTTGGTTTGGTGTTCATAGTCGGGGGCAGGTCATACGTGACCTGCCCCTAGTCGTTTCTTGACGCATCCGCATTTAGATGATCGCTGAGACTTGGATTCCAATCGATAACGACCCGCTTTTACCTGCCGCCCTTGCCTCGCTTGGATTCGCGGTAAAACCAAACGTCCACCTTCACCCCGATGCGCCAACCATGGCCGCGCATAAGGTGGTGACTTGGATGATTGCTCCTGCGTCTCAGGATGGCCTGCACGACGGCAAGCAGCTTGTTCCGGCATGGACAGGAGGGCATCTAATCAAAGCCTCGCCAGCACATCCCCTGATCGCTGGAATGCTTGCTCTGAAAACTAGGCAAGTCCTCGCGGATTGGAAAAAGGGAATCCACGGGATGCCTCATATCGTCATCGTCACCGGCACCAAGTTTGCCCGCGCCATGCCTCCATCTGGTCGTAGCCAAAACGCCGATATCTCGCATCATCTAATCGGAGCGGTCGAGCAAATGACCCTCGACCATGCCGCCGCAGCAATTACCTGCGGACACGGCATCACAGCCATTGCCAACCAAGGATGCTTCATTACTTCTCGCGGGGCATTTTCCATGATTGTTCCTGCCGCAACCCTTGCTGCCGCTGCCGCATCCGTCGAACGCAATCCATCAGTATCCGCCACTGCCAAAATCGGAGACTACGGACCCGGAGACCATCCGTTCCTATACGGTCTCGCCGCCATCCAGCAAGCCAGAGCGCTTGGTATCGTAGCCGCCCAGAAAGATCCAACCATGCACCTGAATAGTCGCAGCGGAGGCAAGGTAGCGCTTGTCTCGCAGTCTATTATGGAAGGCAACACCACCTTCAAAGAACACGTTCACAAACATCTAAGACAATGACCGAACTACCAACACTCCCTACTCTCGACTTCTCCAACGAGGAAGCATTACAAGTTTCCGCAGATACCCGTGCGGCTGTGGCATTGCAGGCCGCAGATAGCCCGATGTACTTCAAGGGTATGGCATTGAAGCTGACGATCAGTATCAAGAGCTTGTTCTTTATGCTGCAACGGCTCGACGGTATCGCCGACAACGCAGGAGACCGGCACGAGCGGGATGCAGTGATCCTGCTGTATCTTGCCAGCCAACCCGCTTCTAGTTGGTCTGAGCCGCAGAAAGTCGGAAAACATCTGCTGCAACCATTGCGTTCCCGCCCGTCCGACTGGCTTGCGGCTATTGACGAATGGGCAGATAAGACTTTGTCCTGCTCGGATATATTTGAGGCCTGCATGGTCGTCGATCAACTCTGGGATCTGCATCATGCGACCCGGCCCGCCATCGATAACCCGGAGTCAGAAACGGCAGTGGGAAACGGAATGCCGATCCCGCTTGGGAAATAAGGATGGTATCTGCAATCCTTCCGATTAGCGGAGGAACGGAGAAGGAGATCCGCGAGGAGATGCCCCTTGCTCGGGCCTATGCTCATTTCCATTTATCCCTGACCAAGCTGGGTCATGATGTGCAATGGCCCGCCGTGATCTCTGCCCGCCGAAGCCTGTCCGCAACATGGATGCAGGACATGATCAAGACCGCAACGGAGGCTCCAATGACCGGCGTTTGTCACCTTGACTGACCCGCCCTAAAACCGATGGCAACCCGCAAGTCCAGTATTACCGCCCAACTCACACTGGCGGGGCAAGCTCAGTTCAAATCTGGCCTGAGCCAGATCGGAATGGAGGCGAACAAGCTCGGCAAAACGCTGCGGGAAATGAAGCCCATCACGTTTGATGGCGGGGCGAATCAGGCAAAGAAGGCATGGGCGCTGACTGAAGAGCATCAGAGGGCGCATCACCGGGTCATGGAGCGGCAAGCCAAGGTCAATCAGGCCCGGATGGATGCACTTGGGCCAATGGGCGGAGTTAAAGGCGGTCGCGCAAAAGGAGGCGGGGGCGGTAGTTCTTATGGGCTTGGGGTTGGATACAATGCCATTCAGGATTTGGTTCAGGGCGGACCTGCCGCTATTGCAAACAACATCCCGCAGATTGTTGATATGGTCTCCAAGTCGCCAAAGCTGCAAAAAGGGCTTGCTGGCGCAGCGGCATTTACGGCTATTGCTTGGGGCGTGAAGAGCGTAATGGACGCTTACGAGACCCACGGAAGCGTTACCGCTGAAAGCAGGCGCATGGATGAAGGGCGAGCAAAGGTCAGGTATCAATTCCAAGCAGTAGAGCAATCCAATAGAGTCGCGGAAGGTCAAATTACAGGGGTTTCGCAGGCTAAAAGAATCGCCGAAATAGATGCCCATTCCCGCAAAGTCCGCAACGCAGACGACCAAGAGCATCAAGCCTCCCTTCGTAAAATGGGAATGCTGGAGACTCTTAGGCTTGAGAAGATCTCGACCGGGACCGATGAGGTTAAAGTCATCAAAGAGACAGCGGCAAGCCAAATTGCTTTTATAGACAATCAGACCAAGATTGAGGAGAGTTACTCCAATACGGCAATGCGCTTGGCGGAAGAGCGCAAGACGCAAGCTATCCAGTTGGCAAAAGAAGCAGAAGCCGAACTATTTGCCATTCAGCAAGGTAATCGCAGAGCAGGAACATCAGCATCCGATGAAGAGCTTGTTCGTCAGGCTGAATTGGAGAAGACTGCGCCAGCAATGCAGGCGAGGGCAGATGCCGCAAAGCAGGAATATGACGCGGCGGTTGCTCGCGTGACTGCGGCAAAGGAGGAACGAGAAACGGCCAAAATCAGCAAGGATTTAATCAAGCTCAAAGAGGAAGCAGACCTCAAGAGTGCAAGAGCAGCAGAAACCGCCGCAAACAACCAACGCGAACTCACTCGTTACCAAACCCGCGTAAATTCCATCCAAGAAGAAGGGCGCAGGCAATACGACCGTGAGCAGGAAGAAAAGACCCGCACTGAAACCACAAAGGATTTAACTGAGCGGGAGAAGATGTCCAAGATGTCTCCTCGCGCCCTGTCCAAGTATCAGAAAGGAAAGCGAATCAAGGCAAGCGAGGAGGAATTTATTAAGCAAGGGTTTTCGCCTGTTGAAGCGGAAAAGATGGCAAACCGGGAAAATCAACTTTCTAAGGACACTGATCCGTCTCGACCAAAGCGCATTCGTGGCGCAGGATACGCTGGCGGAAAAGGAGAGGCAATGGGCGGACTGGGTAGCGCAACCTACGGGGGATTGGAGGGGCTTGAATCGTTGCAGCCACCATCAGGCAGGGAACGCAAGACAATTTCCGGCGCAGGCAATAAAGACAAAGAGAAGAAATCCGGGGTTAATGACAAGCCGGATAATCTTTATCAGGTCATGGTCAAGGGCTTTGCTGATGTGGTAAAGTCTATCCGCGATACCGGGCCAAACGCAGCGGAAAGAGCAAAACCAACCAGCAGCATAAAAGGATAAACCACAATGGCTGGCGCTAATAATACCATAATACTGAAAAAACCAAATAGCCAACAGCTAATGTCTCCGGGCATTGTGTCTGTATTAGATCCTTCTGGATTCGACACAGTTACGGCTCGATATATTGAGCAAATTACAGCAGAGGCGGTGACGAAGAAATACGCCCCCGCATCAACGGCACCCGGATTGGCTTGCCCTGTAACCGGAGGAACAATGATTTTAATGGGCGCAAGTGATACCGCCGATCTTCCGGGAGGCTGCTGTGAATACACAATTACTTGGCGCGGATTACTGACTACGATAACGGGAAGAAATACTCAGGTCACGAAAACTCGTAGCGTAAGAGAAAGGCTTTTCGATGCTATTACAGGAATTCCAAATGTGAGCGGGCCGGTCAGAGCCAGACTTCTTGAATTACAAAGCGGAATGACTGTTCGCCAAATCGTTACAGTAGAACCAAACCCGCCAAACACCAGTGACCAAAATCAAACCGCTCCCGTTACAGGTGTAACTAACCCGGCAAAGGGATACACCGTAGTTAATACAGTAGTAACCCATTGCTACCCGCACGGATGGATCTGCTACTCTTGGCAATCAGAGCAACCCATTCCCGGCATCTGGTTTGTGACCGCCGAATACAAGTTTGAACATCCAACCTCTTCAGGCTAAACCATGACATCTAAATTCTCATCCACTGCGGCAATTACCATTGCGCCAACCGCCGATCCATCCAGTTCCGCCACATTCGGCCTAGCCGGAAACCTGTCCGTCGAGACAAGCGCAGAAGGAGACGAAGCATTCTTCGTGCGGACGTTTTATCCTGAGTTCGTAAATTACGCCCCCGGAAGTGGAGGTGATGATTCCTTTAAGTTTGGCGAATTTCCCGGCTTTTCAGACTACGGAGACACGACAACTCCGGTAAAAGACTGGAATGGAAACTCTCTGTCACTGGATACACTCAAGGCGATTATAATTGAGGTAAAGCCGATTAGTGCCTTTCAGGGGACTGCCGCGAGGGGAGTGCTTAGTTTTGCAACCCATCCAGCCAACGGGGACACTGTAACGATTGGCGCAACTACCTACACGTTTAGGACTTCTCCGACCGTTGAATACGATGTTGTTTTAGGCGCAAACAAAGCCGCCGCAATTACTAATTTAGATGCGGCTATCCTTGCCAACGGATCTGCTCCAACCAATTACAACACTGGAACTCTTGCCAACCCATTAATCGGAACCTCAGTAATCTCAGGAGACACAATCGTCGTAACCGCAGCTAGAACCGGACTGGCTGGAAACCTGATCGCCACCACAAGATATTCCCCGTCAAACCATATGACTTGGGCCGCAGCAACCCTGACCGGCGGGGAAGACGTAACCCAGCCAGCAGTAGCCAGAACACTGGAAGGAACGGTCAAAATCACACTTGCCTCTGCCCTTCTACCTGGAGCCGGATCAAGCCTGATCTACACAGTCTCAACCCCATCACTCCTGACCTTTGCCGTCCCAGAAGGATGGGTTCCTGACCCGGCTGGAATGATTAACATCCAATTCAACTCGACCGGCCCCGCCCCCCTCACCGACAAAGACGTAAACGCAGTTGTCACCGTAGCCCTTATTGGATCATCCACATAATCTTATGGACACAGAAACCGTAATTGAATCAAACCTTTCCATCTCCGTAAATTACAACGGAGTCAGTCCCATCGGAGGCGGGCGGATGTCATTCTCGCCGAACCATCTGACCCGGATCGCGCCAACCAACGACAACACGTTTGTAAAGCGCATCGTCTTTGCTGACCTTGTCACGAGTGGGATCTACAAGGTGTTTCA